CTTTCTGTTTTGCTCGAGCGATTGAAGAAACTAGACCGTTATACGGAAGCTACCGTAGGTAGTGCTGAAGAAAGACAAAAAATACCGTATTTCTTTGAGCATGATATAGAATCGACAGGGCAAAACCCAATGATTTCTTCAATGGTGAAAGCCACCAACTATCAAGAGGAAAAGAATGATAACTTGCCTGTAGATGTACATGGACAACAGTTGGCTGATAAGGTGGCAGCTACCACTAACAAACAGGTGTTTAACATGCCTCAAGGAGCAAAGATTAAATTTCTTGAGACCAAAAATGATTTGACCTTTGAACCTTTTCATTCGGTTCTTTTCAATATCATTTGTTCTGCCATAGGAATACCGCCCGATGTGGCACGTAGCTTGTATAATAGCAACTACTCTGCTAGTCGTGCAGCGGTAAAAGATTGGGAGCATACGCTTCATGTAGAACGTGAAGATTTCAGTTCACAGTTTTACCAACCATTATTTCAGTTTTGGTTTCACGTAAAAGTATTGCAAAACAAAATTCAAGCACCAGGCTATTTGCAAGCGTTCATTCAAGATAATGAGACGGTTATAAATTCGTATACTACCTGTAGGTTTGTTGGTCCACCAGTACCGCATATCGACCCATTGAAAGAAGTAGAGGCAGCCAGATTGAAATTAGGTGATACAGGTGCAAGTATACCGTTAACCACCGTGGAAGCTGCTACTGAAAGCCTAAATAGTGGTGATAGTGATGAGAATATAGCCCAATACGCAGAGGAATTGGCAGAGGTAAAGAAATTGGGAATAAAGGTTGAGCCAGTGGTTACGCAGAGTGTGCCTGTGAAGGGATGATTTTTACTGCCCACGGTTTCAACCGTGGGCTATTGAATTGTTTTATTTAGGCTGTGGTATGGTATCATGGTTTTAAATTTAAACCGTTGCAAAACTTTTTATCATTCTTCTTTTCATTAAAAGTATATAGCCAAACAAAACCAATAGCTCCAATCGAAGCAACTGCTAGTAATATTAAAAAACCATATACCAATTGTGCTGTAGTAATTTCTAATCCGTGTGTCATTTGTTTTTGTAGTAAAATGTAAAATCAGATGCTTCAATAGATTCTTTAAGTTTTGTTTCTATTTTTTTTTAATCGGTTTAATTTTTGAAATACCTATTACCTCTACTACTGCACAATAGCCAAGCATTTCTATTACTTCGTCAGAAGTAAGTTCAACTTCTAGTAGTATTTTCCTAATCACTCTCTTAAACCTTGTTTTACAGTTCTTAATTCTGGTGGGTAACTTTCTATTATTTTTCTCAAATGAGGTTTAAGCATATTAGATAAATCTTGACCTTCATTTATGGCTATGGCTGCCAGTTGATTTTTTACGTTTGGCGGTACGTTGGCAATGTACAATACCGAAGGCTCTGTGTGGTCAGTTTTTAATTCACCACTTGAGTATTTTCTTTTTGCTTCCATTACTTATGTTTTATTACAAAGGTAACATTCACTTAACTATTGATTTAGTCAAGTTTTATGCGACTTTTTAGCATAGTATTTTCATGGTCAAATGGCAAAAGAACTATATCTATACTCTGGTATTTACGATTTCGTGGCTGAAAACCTTATTCAGCAAATGAATGAAGCCGATGGGGAGGATATTGTAATCAGAGTCAATTCACCAGGTGGCAACGTGTTTGCAGGTTGGGGTATTATAGCCAAAATGGCTGAACATACAGCCAAAGTAAATCTGAAAGTAGATGGTGCAGCAATGAGCATGGCAGCCGTTTTGCCATTGTATGCCACAAGTACAGAGGCTTTAGACGTGTCAACTTTCATGCTTCACAGAGCAGATATGTATGTTGATTCACCTGAAGATCAGGCTTTTTTAGATAAGGTAAATAAAGATTTACGCTCTAAAATGCAAGCCAAAATCAATGATGAGGCTTTGATAAAATTGAAAGGAGTGGGTATTAAAAACCTATTTGAAGATGAAAAGCGAATTGATCTTTTCTTAACGGCTAAAGAAGCCAAACAAATAGGGTTGATAACCAAAATAAATAAAATAGATCCAAAAGAAGCGAGTGCGTTCAATGATCGGTTTATGCGCATAGCGGCCGAACAGCAAGAACCACCAAAGATTATAATTCAAAAACAAACAAAAAAGGCAATGACAAGAGACGAAATAAAGGCTCAGCATCCTGACATATATGCCCAAATAGTGGCTGAAGGAGTGGCAAAAGAGCGTGATAGAGTGGGAGCTTGGGCTACGTTTGTTAGTATCGATCCTGAGGCGGTGGCGAAAGGCATCAAAGAGGGTGGCGATATTTCGCAAACGGCTATGGCTGAATTTTCATTCAAGAAATTGAGCGCAGACTCGTTAACAAAGTTGGGTGCTGAAGCTGTTAGAGCAGTAACGACAGCAGCAACAGAAGCTGGTAAAACACCAGAGGCATTGGCTAAAGAAAAAGAATTGGCTGATTTTGAAAAAGAGGTAGATGCATATTCTAAAAAACTAGCATAACATGTCAACACAAACAGAAACTATTAATACTGGTCAACAGGCTACTATTAATACCGATAGGTCAAAGATTTTTCTTTTTGGCAATACAACCAACAAAGGCTTGTATAACAATTCAGGTTATAATGACATTACTATTCCCGCAGGAACAGTTTTGGGAAGGGTAGCAAGTACTGGTTATTTGATTCCATTGAAATCTAATGCCTCTGATGGTTCTCAATTTCCAGTTGGAATCATGTATGATGACATGACTATTCAAGGTGGTACAACAGAAGAAATTTATTTCTGTGTGTCTGGTGATGTGGCTGAAGAAAAAGTAATTCTTCAAACTACTGATACTTTAGAAACTACGGTTTCATCTCGTAGGTTGAGAGATAGATTGGCCGCTGATACTGTAGGTATTAGATTGGTAAGTAGCACTGAAATGACAGCTTTTGACAACTAAATAACGATGGGATCAATTAAGACATCTGATGCACAAGGTTTGATTACCAAGAAATTGGTAGGTGTTTATCAGGAAATTATCAAACCAACTTCATTTATAAGATCATTCTTTAAAAATGTGGAGTCGCCTACCAGGGCAGTATCTATCGAAGTGCAAAGAGGCTTTGAAAAGATAGCTGTTGATGTGGTGCGTGGTACGGAAGGTAACAGAAATACCTTTGGTAAATCTACCGAAAAGATTTTTGAACCGCCTTATCATAGAGAATATTTTGATGCTACACAAATCGATTTGTACGATAAGTTGTATGGTGTTGAATCGGTTGATTCTGCTGTGTTTGCTAGATATATCAATAATGTAGCTGATAAAATTGTATCGCTTCAAAATAAAATTGAGCGTAAGTATGAAAAACTTTGCTCTGATGTTTTAGTTAGTGGCGTTTTAAACTTTGATGCTGCTACTAGTATTAATTTTAAAAGAAAAGCAGAATCAATAGTTGATTTGGGTTCAGGTCAATATTTTGCAAATGCTATTGATCCATTTAAAAAAATCGCATCAGGATGTAAATTTTTAAGGACTGTTGGAAAATCAGGGGCTGTTGAGTTTAACGCAATTTTAGGCACAACTGCTTTGATAGATTTATTTGGAAATGCTACGTTTTTAGCTAAACAGGATTTGATTAATTTCAGATTAGACTCTGTTAAATTACCAATTAAAAATGCTGTTGGTGGTGATTATCTAGGTACAATATTTTGTGCTCCTTATAATGTTAATTTGTGGACATATCCTGAATTTTATGATGATAAAGAAGGTGTTTCTACACCATTTATTGATGATAAAAAGTTGGTATTATTACCTTCAGATGTAGAATTTATAATGGCATTTGGCGCAGTACCACAGTTAATAGAGCCTAATTCAATGCCTGTAATGGGTGCTTTTGTTTTCTCAGATTTTATAGATAAAAAATTGAAAACACACGAGTACCATGTTGAATCATGTGGTATACCAATACCTCTAACCATTGATAAAATTTACACTATGAAAGTGGTGGCATAGAAAAATTTGAAATTTTGGTTTTGGAATAGTATAAAGAGGGGTGATTGATTTCACCCTTTTTTATTAAACCGATTGAAAAAACAGTAGCATGAACTTATACGACATTGCCAAAAGAGACATAGCAGACATAACTTCAAACCCTAACGAATGGGGTGCTGAACTTACGTTTACTGGTCCCAATGGTGAAACGGCTGTTATCAATGGCTTGAAGACAAATATAGGTCTGAAAGTAGATTATGAAGGTAATATGGTAAATAGTAAAAAAACGCATGTAGCTTTTTCAGAAAGCAAATTGATAGTTTTGGGTTATCCTACTCGAATTGGTGGTGAAGTAAATTTAGGTAATCACAAAGTAAGCTTGGCTGATAGTTCGGGAAAAGTCACTAATTGGACTATTCGCCAATGGTTTCCAGACGAAACTATAGATTTAATTTCTTGTATTTTAAGCATTGATGGAAATGTCTAATATCAACGAAATCATAATGCCACAAGGATTTGAGCAGGTACGTGATGCCATTGGTCAAATCTTATATACTGAAATTGATCATCAATTTTACCTTACTAGTGATATTGATTTAAGGACTGAAAATCCTGATAGTCCTATGAAAGTATGGGTAGAACGTTTTGCTGCTTTTGATTATACAGATTTGCCAACCATAGAAGTGAGTTTAGCAAAAGGAATTTATGAAAACAAAACACAACGCTCAGCCGATGGAACTTATAGCTATTATATTGATATTCATACTTTTGGGAAGTTGAAACTACATAAAATGCTACGCATTTGTAGGTATATTCTTGATAATGCCATTTACAATACGCTAGGTTTTGATAGACCATTCATTAGCGGTACAGAAATAAAAGAATTTGATATAGCCCAAAATAAACAATTTGATACTAGACATACGGCTATGGGTAGGTTGCACTTTAAAGTACGTGTAACCGAACATCAAAAATTGATAGATGGATTATTAATAGATCAATCATTTGCTAAAATAAAATTACAACAATCAGACAAAGGGTATTACTATGGCTTCTAGTGTAGCAGAGGTATTGCAAAAAATAGTTGATAACATCAAAAGTGGTAACCGTAGCACTATGGCTTCAGGTTTACGTGATGTGTTGAATACTATTGCTAATAGCTATGTAAATATCAATAATAATACCATTGTAGAGCCTAGTATAGAAACTTACGCACCATCTTCTTTTATAAATGGTATCTTGACTATTCCAGTAACCACCATTGAAGATGTAACTGTAATATCCAATGGCACAATAATTTCTACTGCATATATCACCTTTGATAATCAAGATGCTCCACAGTTTATGTATGTGGATTTGACTGTAGAACCTACTGATAATGTCGTAATTATTAGAAATACGAATTTTAGTGAAGCTACAAGTTACGCACCATCATCTTTTGTAGGATCCTCAATTGAAATACCAGTTACCAAATTTAGAAGTGTAATGGTAGTATACAATAATACAGTTGTTTCTACTGCATATATCACTTTTAATGATCCAATAACTCCTACCATTATGACTATTGATATTTTACAAATACCAACCTCAAACGTCTTAATTAAAATTTTAAAATAAATATACCCATGAAAAAAGTATTGATTTCCGTTTTACTAATTATTTCAGCACATATAAGCTTTTGTCAAAGTGCTATTATTCTGCCATTATCATTAAGGCCGTTAAATGCAGCTACTATTCTTGGTGGCACATTTTACTGTACTAACACTACTACAGGTGCTATGACATATGGGTTACTTCCAGCCCAATACATTACAGGCTTAAGTACTACAAGCGGAGCAAATGCCACATTTACAGGTATTAATCTAAATATTGCAGGTAATGGCACTACTAGACCTACATTTACGGGGTTTAATTTAGTGGCTGGAGCTAATCTCACATTAACGGGAAGCTTCCCAAACTTTACCATTGCAGGGCCTTCACAAAACACCTACACGGCTGGAACGGGAATAAGTATTGCAAGTAATGTGATTACCAACTCTTCACCCGATCAGACTGTAGCAATATCAGGCTCAGGAATTGCCACGGTTACAGGTACGTATCCTAGTTTTAATGTGAATGTGGCTAATTATGGTGGTGGCTCTTACACCGATAACCAAGCTAGATTTGCGACAGATTTTAGTTATACAAATCTTGGAACAATTATAAATGAGCCATTTACATCAAGTCGATCAAATTTTAGTGCAAACTCTAATTTTTCAATAGTCGGGTCTAGGCTACAGGTTACCGCTACCCCATCATCTACCATTGTATTGTCAAATCTTATTACTCATGATTTATATGGAGGTACAAACTTAGAAGACTACACAATCATATGTGATGTTACTGTAGGCACAATTAATACTACAACATTTGGTGTTGCTTTTGGACTTGAATCAATAAACTCATTTTCAAATCAGGGTTATCAAGTTGGAGTAATGCTAAATACTAATAATGCTGGCAGAATCAATTATTATTATGATAACAATATAAATGTTTCGGTTGCTGGTACGTCAAGACTCCCTTCTGTAACAACTGGGGATGTTCTAAGAATAAAAATTCAATTTGTAAGGGATAGGCTCTTATCTACATTGACGAATTTATCTGTTTCTCCAAATACTTCAATAACAGAAACATTGCCATTGTCTGTCGCATTCCCAGTTGGATCATTCATACTTCCGTCTTACGGCAAATTTGCAATATATGGGATGGGTGGGACACACTCAATTAGTGGGTTTAGTGTAACAAGTAATGAATTTAAGGGTTCTGATTATTTGTTAATAGGAGACTCAAACGGGAAGGGGTTTTATAACAACTCAATTGATAATCGTTTTTGGAGTAAAATAAGTGCGATGAATAATGGAAGATATACATTATACGCAGCTCCAGGAAACCGATTCCAAGACAATAATATCAATGAAATTACATCAGTTTTAGGGTCAAATGTTATAATTGTAGATATTGGCACCAATAACGGATCTAGCGAAACTACCACGGTTTTTGAGACAAATTTTAGAAGCCTAATAAGCTCATTAACAGCGTCAGGTTATACGCTCGGAACAAAGTTGTTTGTTGCAAACTTAATGCCAAGAAATACATTCAATGTAAATCCTTATAATAACATAATTGGTACAATTGTAGGCACTAATGCTCTTTTAGATCAGTATTCTACCTTTGTTGCGTCAACAGGTACTTCATTTGATCCTATATATAGTCAAGATGGTATACATTTAAACATCGTTG